GTATTTGATGCTGAGAGAAAACGTAGAAAGGTTGAAGTTCCAGTAGATCCAGTAGCTAAATATCGTGTCGATGAAGCAAAGACAACAATACAAAAGAAAAAGCTAGAGGACGTATATTCATCAGTTCCTGTCTCTTTTACTGAGCCGAAAGTAGGACAATTAAGCGTTGGGGAAAAGACAGAAGAAGTAGACATGACAGATCCTGCATTTCAAATTGCAGAGAAACAAATAGAAGCTGAAAAGAAAGATGCTGCTGAATTTGCAAAGCAAAGAGATTTAGAACAGTATAGTAGTATAGTTTCTGGATTTAAGCAAAGCGACATTCAGCAAGTCCCAGAAGAAAAGTTATACTACGCTATAAAATTAGCTAAAGGGTTTTCTCCCGGAGCCACTACGGATGAGGTTCTATCTATATTAGAAACTGCTCCAGACCTAATTGCTAAAGCCCCAAACACAAACGAAGAGTTTGAAGCTGAATTCTCTACAATCAGAGATGATTTATTTTCTGTTCTAAACAAAGCTTATAGCGGAGATCAGAATGCAAAGATTCAGCTAGCTCAATATGTAGAAAGCGGAAGCATAGTAAATGCGTATAACGAGTACGCCTCTAAATATAATCTAGACCAGATATCAACACTTGATGATGTTGTTAATCAAGGTCTTCAGATAAAGAACTATGAGTCAGCACTAAAGACAATGTCTGCCCTTGAGGACTCAAAGTATGAAGAAGGAAGAAAGTTTGCTAAAGAAAGCGGACAGACAGCTGAATCAATATACAAGTTTCTTTTAGATAAAGGATCTGGAATACTAGGTTTTGGAACTTGGTATTATGATGCCACATCAGCGATTGTTGAGTCCGTGTCAGACATTACTGGCATTGAAGCAATAGATGAGGCGGCACAAGCAAGAAAGAATCTTGCTGACATATTAGGAAATAAGGCAAAAGAGTACGAACAAGAGTCTCAAGGCATATATGCTGGACAGATGGAAGAAATAGGTCTGTCTCTTATGGACAGGTCTAAAAGCTATATTGAACTCATAAACGAAGGCAAGGGAGATCTTGCCGCAAAGAAGGCTGGTGTAGACATAGCAAATGCTCTTCCTCAAATAATTGAGAACTCTGTTGTTACAGTAGCTACTGGAGGCGTTGGCGGTATGGCATATGGTGCAGCAACTGGCTTTGTAACAACTGCTGGATCTGCATATAGTCAAGTGAGGGGAGATGAATATCTGAGCCTTGCAGAGAAGAGCCTATACGCAACAATCGTTGGTGGCATAGAAGCTGGTGTTGAATTGGTTCCAGTGTTTAGAAATGCTGAGTCAGTTCTTCTAAAGTCTGTTAAGAAGGAAGCTGTAGATACTGCTAAAAAAACATTCTTAAAAAAGCTTGCTGATACACCACTTTCAGAAGGACTTGAAGAGGTTGTTGTATCACTTGCTACAAGGCCAGTAGAAACAGCTTTTGAATCGTTGTCAATAGATCGTGAGATAGATGGATATAGTCAACAGCTTAGAATAACTACTGATGAGATACGCAGACAAGAACTGCAAGCTCAAATAACAGATGCCACTGTACGCAAGGATATGCTTAAGTGGGTGGATGCTGGAGAGGTGTTCGATTCTTTTGTTGTTGGAACTGGAGTTGGATCAGGCCCATATGTTTTAGCTAAGGGTTATAATGCTGTAGGTACTTTTGCTTCTGCAAAAGAAAGAGCTGCTATACGCAGTAAAGAGTCTGCTTTACTTGATGAGTTAGCAAAGACCACAGACGAAGCAAGAAAGGCAGAGATAAAGAAAGACATAGCAACACTTGCAGAGTCTCATAACAGGCTAGCAATGAAAGACGCTATCGTGTATGAGTCAATGACTGAAGAAGAGATAAAGAAAATATCTGCTTCAAACAGAACAATTACTGCTGCAAGGCAAGCCGCTGTACAAGCTAGAACATTGTTTTCTGGTGGTAAAATATCTGCTGAAGAAAGAGATGCTCGTATAGAGAAGATTAAGACAATAGTTGAGACAGAGTTCAACAGCAAGAAAGAGATAGAATCTAAATACATTAGAGAGGCTTCTAAGTATGATAACAAAGCTCTTGATGAAGAAGAAATAAGGGTTGTTAAGGAAGTTTCTTCTTTAGACGCAGACATAGAAAGCTTTGGACAGCTATCTGAAGGACAAGAGTCAATAGAGGTTACTGCTGAAAATGCAGAGCAAGTAATAAACGGAATAGTATCTTCTGGTAAAATTAGATCTACAAAGTATTCAACTGCCGAGCAAATAACGAAAGGTCTTCGCAATGTAGTAAGCACTGTTAAGTCTTTGGCTAAATCATCACCTAATGCTAAGGTAATTGTTCACGGAACAAAAGAGTCCATGCAGAAGGCTTCTGGACAAGCGTCTCGTGGGTACTGGGTGAACAAGAACGAGCAAGGACAAGCTAACGAAATACACTTGTATGTTCCTGCATTAAAGACAAACACAGCATACCACGAAGCATATCACGAAGCAGAGTTCTCTCAGCTAAAGGGAGGTGCTTCTCAATCATTAGCGACTGCATTTGCTTCTGCTCAGTTTGATGAGAACACAAAAGAAGATCTTGGTAGCTTTGTTAGAGAACAAGTTAGACAGTTAATAAACAAAGCAGAAGAAGCAAATGATAATGCTACTGTAAGCAAGCTTCAAGAGGCTCTTGATTCTAATGACTTAGGCAAGATGATCAAGGCTGACGATACAGGAACTGTGGCTGATGAATTCTTGACTGAATTAAAAGCCACTATAGAGACCGGAGAAGCTACGCTTGACTTTAAAACAAGCCTTGCTGGTAAGCTTAAGGAGTTTGTCTCTCGCAATATATTCAGAACTGGTGTAGGCAATCCAAAGACTCGTGACGTTGTGTCAGCTATAAACGCTTCTGTTGGATCTATGAGGCGTGGTGAAGCTGTCTCTCTCGCTGCTGAAGCGAAGGTTACAGAAGGCGTTAAAAGAACTACTCAAGCAAGAACAGGCAAGGCACAGCTTGGCGAAAGAACAGAGCCAGTTACAATAGAGGGATCTCCAAAAGGAGTCTTCTTGAATATCGGACTTCTTGAAGGAATGACTAATCGTGTTATTCCAGTTTCTGAAATACTAGATAAGTTACCACAAGGCATAACAGTTATTGAAGCTAAAGAAGTTCAAGGCACAGAGCCTACTGTGTCTGTTCAGTTAAGCAGAAAGCTTACTGATGCAGAGATGGATAAATTCCTTGCTGATACAAAGCAGATGGCTATACCACAGCTTGCTGATGGAGAGGGTGTTATTCACGGCACAACTGACTGGGGGCCGTTTGATCCGAAGGAATTCAAGATGCCCGATGGAAGGCCGCTCAGTGACGCGACCAAGGGGGGAGACAGCAAAAGAATGGGGAAACTCCAGATCATTGGAGAGAATGCGTACCTGTCTCAGAACGTTAAAGACAACCTCACTGTAGCCAGAAATATGGAGAACTCCGGCGGCAATCCGAAAGATATACGGATGGCTACTGGCTGGGAGCGTGGTGCTGACGGTAAGTGGAGATATGAGATTGATCCCGCAGCTAGGCTTAATCTAAGGCTTAGTCCTCCTATTGTCGAGTTAACCAATGGCAACATCGCAGACGCCCATGAAGGCGCTCTGGAAGACCTTATTAGGTTCGATGAATTGTTCAGGCTATACCCAAGCTTGAGACGTATTCCGGTTGATCTATACATAGGAGGCATAGACGGAGTGCAGGGAGCTCTATCCGTGGTTAAAGACGGCACACCGATCTACATTCAGATGTTCGCCAAAGACAAGTCAACGGCACTGTCTGGAATGATCCACGAGATACAACACGCCATACAACAGATTGAGGGCTTCGCCATTGGAGGCGATTTAACGACCATCACAAACGAGCGGAGAGAACTAACCGACGAAGAAAAGTTTGACGCGTACAAAAGGCTTGCCGGGGAAACTGAGGCCCGCAACGCTCAAGAAAGAGCAAAGATGTCTTCAGCAGACAGAAGGGCTAAGACGCTTCAGGAAACCGAAGATGTGGCGAGGGAAGAGCAGATAGTTATCTTTCAGTCAGGCAAGGCACAGCCAGTTATAGAATCTTTGTCTGAAGATGTTGGGATAGATGCGTTTTTAGAAGAGTCAAACTATTCAAAAAGGCAAATAGAAATTGAAAGAAACAGGCTAAGCAAAAACAAACCAGAAAAACAAACAAGGGTTGTTGATGTTGTGTCAGCACTTAAAGATTATACAGATGGCAAAATAACGCAGCAGGAATACATATCTATCGTTAGAGAGTCATCTCCTATAGAAATCATTAAAGAGGTTCCTGCTATTCCAGACGTGCTTAGTATAGCCGCATCCCTTACATCAGATAAAGTTGAGAAAGGCATAATAGGATATGGCAAAGATATACCAGATGGATATTATGTTGGATCAAGGCTTGACATACCAGCGTATGAAAGCTATGATACTTGGGTTGTTTCTTTACATCAAGGTAAAAAAGGAGATGATCGCACTCCATACTTGGGAGGAAAAGCTATAGGATATGGACAAGTGGCATCATTAAAGAATGTAACATTTGATAGCACCCCATACGCAGCATATAAAATAGCATTAGGTGGAAACAAGCAAACCATAGCTCGCATATTTGGAGACTACTATAATGTTAATCCAAAAGAGTTAAGAGATCTGGCTGTCTCTATAATGTCTGGTGATGAATACAATATAGCCACTGAACAAAAAGAAGTTGGAGTTCAGAAAGGATGGGTTCAAGTTGGAATGAATCCATTTAGACATAGCTGGTTTTACGACAAGCGTGATGGACTACCAGTCGTTGCTGCTTCTGAAGTCATCCAGATAGGATCCCTTGTTCTTGCTAAAGACACTGAAAAAATATCTGTTGAAGATGAAAGATTTACAGCGACAATAAAAGAAGAAGGAAAGCCTGCTGTAAAAATAAAGTTCCAGACTCTAGAAGAAATAACTGAAGATGTTAGATCACGAGTTTCGCCGGGGAAAAATATATCTACATACTACATAGAAGGAGACAAGAGATCTTCTACTGGGGAACTTATAATGTCTAGAGAGTCAGTAAGAAAAGCTGATGAATCATTCTATATTAAGACAGCTCAATACATATCTAAAATACCAATCATAGAAGGAGCTTTGCCAAGCGATTTAAAGAATCCAAAGACTCTTGCTGATGCTGATAAAGTTCATGACATATTTAAAGAGATAGTAGTTGGTAATCTATTGTACTTACACGATAAATTCCCAAAAGACTTAAGAGGCATAGCGTCTCTGTGGTATGATGGAGCTAACATATTGGCTAGACAAATGGCTGACAAGTATGGCATTGAATTTGAAAAGTCGGCAGCTATACTTGCAGCATTCTCACCACAAAAAGACTGGTTCCAAAACATACGCCTTGCAGAGGTGACCATGGAGGCTTTATCTAATCACTCTGACTATAAAATAGATCAAGGCATGATTGACTATGCTATTAACGTAGAGGAAAATGCATTTATAGAAAAGATAAAAAAGAACAAGTCAATAACCAATGAAGAAGCAGACAAGATAACAATAAACGGAAAGAAGTTAGCATCTCTTGACTTTACAAAAGAAGAAATAAAGAATTGGGCGAAGTCAAAGAAGGGAGAGATGAATGAAAAGGAGATAGACAAAATAGTTTCTTGGTTTAATAGCACGACAAAAATACTAAAGTATAAGTCTGAGTTCTCAAAATTAAAGAACAAAAAGCTTGGCGATGTTAGCAACAGCTCTCACCATGCTGTTATGCTTAGAGCGTTTATACAGACAAACCCTGTAAATAGTCCAGACCTTTCAATGTCTTATAATATCTATTCGCCAGACGGGGAGAAGATTGGACTGAAAAGAAAAAAAGGTAAGCTAAACAAGAAGACTGGAGAAACTATTCCCGGTGAATTAAGTAGAGCGGCCTTTGGCTCTTACTCAACTATATCTGCTGCTGTTAGCATATTCAGATATAAGGCAAAGGATGATCAAGATTTAATGGAATTCATATCAGAAAACACATCTAAAGAGCATAAGGTTCGTAACTTCACAAATAATATATCTGATCCGGGGAATAAAAACGCTGCAACAATAGACACTCATGCTGTTGGAGCTGCTTTATTAATGGTTGTTTCTGGATCTCATCCTATAGTTGGTAAGACTATGGGAGGAATGAGTTCTAAAAAAGCTGGTATGTCTGGAATATACTATGCTTTCTTTGATGCTTATGTTGAAGCGGCAAAAAAAAGAGGCATAGATCCAAGACAAATGCAGAGTATAACTTGGGAGGCTATACGATTGCTTTTTGAAGCAGAGAAAAAACGTAGTGACTTACAACGAAATGAAATAATAAAAGAAACACATGACAAATTTAGAACTGGAAAGATCGGAATTGAGCAAGCAAGAGATGATGTCTTTGCCGCTGCCGAAGGAATTGGCGAGCCTGATTGGGCACAAAGAATTCGTTCAAGAACTAGTGGAACAGAACAAGGGGGAATGGCCGACGATACAGGAGTACTCGGATTGGATGAACCTCAACGACGAAGAGATCAATCAGATAATGTCTTACGTTTAAAAGAGGAAACAAAATCAAGCTCAGCAAAGAAATCTGGTAAGGCTCAAGGCGATCTTGATGCTTACGTTGCTGACTTAATGAATAAGTATATAGCTGTCCCCGGCCTTAAGACAATAACATACAAGGGTAGAACAATACTCATAGACAAGAAGACTCTTGAGTATGTTAAAGCTGGTATGGCAAAGCCAGCAATCATGAAGCTTCTTACTGAAGAAGTTGGTATGAGCAAGAAAGAAGCAGAGGAAACATACAAGAGATCTAAAGCATATCTTGCTGGTAATAGACAAGGCAAGAAGACCGCATACGACTTCGCTAAACAGACGATCGGCAAATGGTTGGATCTTAGGTCAAGAGAAGCAATATCGTTGAATGACGAGCTTAAAAAGCTGCTTGAAGAGTATGCTGTAGTAGAGAGTCAAGCACAGACAGCAGAGAAGCAAGCATCTGACCTACGTATGAAGAAGTGGAGTACAGATGAGTTTATCATTGCTGCTTTGGATCTCGTTAACGCTCGTATGAAAGAGAGGGGCAATCCTCCATTCAGCAAGTCGCAGATAGAGTCATTGTTTAACATTATTAGCGGAACAACTAAGGTGTCTGCGGACAATGTTAGAACAAACGGATATGCCGTTGTAGAAGCGTTTATAGGAAGGTTGTCAAAGATATTCGATGCTCAAGATGCTAAAGCAGAAATGATAGCATTTAAGAAGCAAGTAGAGACAGCTAAGAAACTACAGTCAAGGATGAGCAAGCTTGCTTCAGCACCGAAGAAAGCAGTTGATAGTATACAATCTTTTAGACAAGCCATGCTTGAAATGGCCAAGATAGATCCTGCTTTCATTCCTAATGTAGATGAATTTATATCTACAGCTGCTGATCTTATTGCTGCTGCCTCTAAGACAAAGACTATAAAGGATGCAGATACTGGCGATATTATAGCTGTTGTCCCTAACCCAGAAGGCATAACAGCCTACGAGATACAAGCACAAGTGGACAGATATGCGGCTGTAGAAGAAGTGTTTAAGGATGTATATCGCAGACAGACTGCTGAGAAGAGAGCAAACAGCTGGGCTAATGAACAATACACAGCAGCCAAAGCAGCAGGATATACTGGAAGCAGGGCTGACTTTAAGGCTTCAATAGCTCAAGACATAGCAGATAAAGTAACTGAAGAGTACGATGCTATTATTAAAGCTGAACAAGATAGACTTATCCCAGCTACTCGTAAGAAACTTATGGAGATGGTTGAGGCCCACAATCTAGCAAACCCAACCGATCAAAAGTCTTTATCTAACTGGGAAGATCTTGAATACTTCTACGAAAGGATAGCAGATCAGAAAGCAACAGAAGACAAGTTGCGTGTAGAAGCAATCATAGATCAAGCTATTGGAGATCTACTTGAAAATAACATAGAGACACTTGCTAAAGAAAAAGAATTCGCTTCTATATTCGGTGATGCGATACAAGAGTCTGGCCCTATAAATACTCTTGACAGGGCAACACTTATGGCAAGGATGCTAACATTGTCTAAGCGTGAGCTATTACAGCTTGAGTTTAGGATGAGAGACTTTATAGATAACGGAAACAAATACGGGCTTGGACAGCTTGAGGCTGCGTTGTCTGCAAAGCTTGATGGGATAACACAAGTAGAAAATCTTCTTAAGGATGGTGTTAAGGCAAGGTCTTCTAGCAAGTTGAGAAACTCATCTATGTTTGATAGTATAGAGTCATTCCACAGGCTTTTATTTGCTGGTGTTAGTCGCGCAAAGATGACAAAGATCAGATCTATTCTCGGTCTTAGTGGAATCGTTTCTGGATATGCTATGGCTGATGCTATGCACGCACAGAATACAGAGGAAATACTAGCCAAGATAAAAGAGATAGAAGATGGTGGTGGAGATATTATGTCTCTGAAGTCAAGAATGATAGCTCAGATATACTCCATGCTTCGTCAACACAAGCAAATAAAGGATATCAGTGAGCTTGAGTCTAAAGCTGTTTGGTTTGGTCAAGTAAGAAGAGCGGCAGAAAGATCTGTTGCCGATATAAAAAAGCAAAAGAGATACACTGACAAAGAGATAAAAGAATTTGAAAGTGCATTTGATTTCTTGTTTGGTGGTGATGTGTCTCTTGATGATGTTGTTTCTGACGTTAAGATAATTAGACCAGACGTTGTTGAGTTTGTTGACTTCATGGTTGACTTCCACAATAGACCAAACAATTTAGGAGTGTTCTCAGAATACGTTGAGAAGTTCTTAGGACAAGAGCTTGAAGTACTTCCTAACTACACACCTATTCGGGTAATAAGCAAGACAGCATCTGGAACTGTAAATGCAGAGCAATCACTTATGGATGCGGCAATGCAGACGGTAAGACAATCTTCACTGAACCAGATGAAGAAAGTTGCAGGGGCATCATACGAAAGGAATGATCAAAGCTTAAACAACGACACTAGCCTTATAGGTCTTGACTTCTTAGCTATCAACGAGTCTACGTTGCGTGAGAATACTGTCCTAGCCAACACTATCAAGCCAATGATATATGCGGCTAAGATGTTTAACTCTGAAGCAGTTAATAATCTTATACCTGATGACGCATTGCGTGCCGAATACATCAAAAAGATTATAGCATATACAGGACACCACAGGAATGAAACTCCAGCTATACTATCTAAAGATTTAATTATAGCAGGAAAGAAGGTCACAAACCCAATGTTTGTTCTTAGGTCTATAGCTACTGTAAAAGCTTTCGGATCTATATTCGTTCAGACTCCTAAGCAGCTTGCTGTAATGGCCTCTGTAGTAATGAACACAAAGGACAAGGCTGGTGCTACTATGTACATAGCACAAAATATGGTTGAGCTTGCTATTGCTGCAACGAAGTCTGGATTGTGGTTTGGCGATAAAGACATGAAGATAGCCTTAATTAATGACGGTAGATATGATCTTCTGAGAAACTCTCCAGTATTCTTAAGGGACTATAACTCTGCTCAAATCAATCCATACAACGGATCTATTGCGTCAAGAGAAACGAAGGCTTCAAAAATACTTGAAAAGACAAGTGAGTTTTCATTGAAGAACCTAAAGGGAACAGATAAGATGGCTTCTATATCTTCTTGGTTCGCTTTCTATGGGGACTATCTAATATCTTCTGGGGCTGTAAATTCATTCTCTGAAATAGACTGGAAGAAAGAAGCGTCCAGCCCAAACAAAGATGCTATAAGCCACGCTGACAATTTAGTTAGCAAGGATCAGGGAGCATCAACTCCAAGAGAGGCTGTTGGAATATATGCTACTGGACAAGGTAATGCTTTCCAACAAATAACATCTGCTGTTCTTTCTGCTACCGTTTATCCGTTTACTAGATTCGCACTTAATAAAAAGAGAAGCATATCTTATTCTCTTGTTAAGCTAGCTAAAGGAGACAAAGAGTCTAAGAAAGAAGCAGCTGCTGAATTGTTTGGCGATGCTATAGAAACAACGTACTTCGCAACAGTGTCTTACATCATGCTTCCAATGCTTATGTCTGTAATATCTTCACTGTTCGGACTTGAAGACGAAGAAGAGAAAGAAGATGTAAGAAAGATTCAAGAGAAGAGAAAGAACTGGATGACTTTATCATCTGTTGTAAAGGACTTGTCTCCAATGCCTATGTTCTTAATACCTAACGGAGATGAGATGATGATGGAAGGTCTTAATAAGGCTATGTATTATTCACACTTCGAAGATCAATGGAGTTCAGAAAGACGAGAAGACGATGCGGAGAAAGGATACGAAAAGTGGAAGGCTGCTGGAAATGGATTCCCAATCTTCGACAAGAAAGATGAAAAAGGAATACTTGACTATGTTATTGCTGTCTCTGGCCCACAAGGGCAGTTTGTTCAAGAGGCAGTGAACACTGCATCCAACTTAGCCAAGCAAGGCGAGAAAGCAACTTCTTTGTCTGGTAAAGAATACTACATACGTCCAGAAGATCAAGACAGAGTTAGGTCTATGTATGCTGTAAAAGCGTTATTAACTCTAGGTCAGTTTGCAGGATTGTCAAGCAAAGAGTTTGACATGATCACAAAGAAGATAGATGATATGCCAGTCAGCAGAAGACTTACAGGAGAAGAAGAGTATCTTACATATGCTGCTGTGTCAGAAGCATTGTTAAACGAAGGGTATATCAACAGTGATGATCCAAGAGCTAAGGCCATTAAAGAAGAAGGGCTTGAAACAGCTGGTGAAAAACTTCAGTTAATATATGAGCATACTCTTGAGGTTGACGCTCCGAGGGCACAATCTATAAAGACAGCAGTAGCAAAAGTAAAGAAGTCTGCCATAGCTGAATATGTAATAGAAAGAGACTATCCAGCAGAGTTTAAGAAGTACATGAACGAACTTAGGTCTATCTATGATGCGGCAGATAAGTCTGGAGATAGCAGAGCGTTTATTCTCATGAACTATGCTGAAGAACTTCCTGCTAAAGAAAGAGATAAGTTCCTAGAAGTTGCTGGAGTATACGTTAGACTTAGGTCTGAGGGTGGAGCAGAGAACCTGCAATGGTACATGGAGGATATAAGAAGAGAACGAGAAGCAAGAGAAAATGAGTAACATAAAAGAAAGCTACAACGCAATAGTTGAAAGCAGAAAGCTAGTACTTACGTACATCTCAATAGTTACTGCTACAGCTATAGCGTTTGCGTACACGAGGATAATACCAGATGTTAATGACTTCCTTGAATACATTCCAGACAAGTCATCTGTAGATCCTTCTGTACTAGTGTCTGTGTATAACAAGCACGTGGATGCTATGGACTCTGTGATGGTTAATCTGTTCCTCTTCTGCGGTGGTATCGTTGCTGCATACATGAGCGTGAACGTATGGCAGAAGTTCTCTCCCGGATATTCAGAAGGCATCAGTCGTGTCCAGCTCCGTAAAGGACAAGGCAAGAAAGAAGATGAGTCGGATCCAGAACAAATACCAGACGAAGTATGAGACAGATAAAGAGAATAGTAGTACACTGCTCTGCATCTCGTACTGATGCTAAGGCTAAAGACTTGATAGCTTATCATCTAACCCCAAAGAAGAACAGTAAGACTGGTGCATCTGGCCCGTACATTCCTAGAGTACAGGGCGGTCTTGGATGGAAGACTGGAGGATATCATTACATCATTGAATACGATGGCAATATCGTGCAGACGTATGATGAGTCTGTGGTAACTAATGGCGTGAAAGGATACAATGCCAACAGCATACACATATGCTTGGTGGGTGGAAGGGAAGGTAAAAGTAACTTCTCTCCGCAACAATGGGATTCTCTTCAACGTGTCTTATACGACACAAGCTCACGGTATAATGTACCTGTAATGGGACACAGAGATTTATCTCCAGATCTTGACGGAGACGGAATAATAGAGCCTCACGAGTGGGTTAAGCTGTGCCCCTGCTTTGATGTATCTTCTTGGTTAAAGTCAATCAACTTCTATGGCGATAAAAATAAATAAGACAATAGAGATAGTCATCTTGGTTGGCTTGGTAATGTTTCTTCTTGGAAGAGTTATTGGACACTACTCATCTCCAACAAGGAAGATTGAGAAGATAAACGACAGAAGAGAGACTATAACAAAGGAACTGTTTGAAGCAGAAAAGGAGAGGATGAGGCTGATGCATAACATAGATAGCCTTAGATGGGAGAATATGTACAAACAAAAAGAGATAGACAGCCTAAACTTCCTGATAGAAATTTCCCAAAAATCGTATAAAAATGAAACAAGTCGTATTCGTTATTGGAGTGATGCTAAGCGTGATAGCTTCTGGAGAGTTGAAAGCTCAAGGAATCCCTAAGAGAATCGTTGTAGCTGGAGATACTGGAGTGTTCTGGAATAGAAAGTCAGAAGAGATACTGATCTCTAAAGGCATAGAAAGGATACAGCTATTGCACGAGAACTTACTTCTGAAGTATAAGATACAAAAGTACGAAGCCATCGTTGCTAACGACAGCTTGATGTTTGTTAAGTACGAAGAAGTGATAGGTAATCTAGAAGATCAATCAGACAAGCTATTGAAGGAGAACTTGAAGATGTCTGAGGAATTAAAGAAGGGAGTTATTAAAGCTGACAGAAAGAGAAAGTACAACAACATAAAAGTTATAGCTGTTGCACTTATCTCCTTCGGTGGTGGTTATTATTTAGCTAAGTAGTTAGTCTCCGTATGGGCCTGTTAATGTGCGTGTTCTATACTGTCTCGCCCATCGCTCATATACTTCTGCCTTGCGTAGATCTTGAGTGGCATCATCTTTCATTCCTGCTCTCATCCGATACTTGAAGGCACACATCTCGCAGTGTATTGCGAATGCATCGTCTCCCCATATTCTACGCATCATGTCCTTTACTTCAACAGAGAAAGATGTGTAGTGGTCTGGTGAATTAACCATATCTTTTTTCGGTTGTTCTGGTGATTCAAGTCCTAGTTTTATCCTTTCAAATTTTTCCATTGTATTGTGCTTTTTTCGTTAATGTCTTTTATTGTCATTGAATAACAGTCTTGCTTTACAGTGAATCCGTTATCTCCTTCCTTCTCTCCCTTCTTGTAGAAGACAGCATTGGAAAAGAACTCATCACGTGTAATAAGTCCGAGAACCCATCCTCTTGTCATGTCGTTCATCACGCGAACAAAAGCATAGGCATCGCACTTCTGGTGTAGTGATGTGCTAGCTACGCTGCATTGATAGTATTCAAGTGGTGCGGCAGATGTTCTCTTGGTCTTAACGTCTATCTTCATTCCAGACTCAGATATGATATCGTAGTCTTTGCACGGAGAGTATACGCCACCAAGATGACGAAGTATTATAGATTCGCCAAGAAATCCACTTAGGTTTCCTTGACCTCTTGTTATTGAGTTTCTGATAGCCCCCATGTCAAGAGCCATCTCAGCAGCAGCAATAACATCTTCTCTATGTATGTTAACTTCTAGCATCAGCAGCGTTGAATATACCACCCAACTCTGCCTTTACCCCAGTGTTAAACTTATCTATTGCCCTGCCTACTTCATGAATGTCTGATATTGGATCTCCTGCATTGTCGTGTAATGACTCATACAGTTCCGCTGTCAGAACGTGTATCATCTGCGTAGCATCGCAGTACTCTTTACTTAGTTCGAATTTCATCTTTTATTTTGTTTATGCAAATGTCTACCTGCTTGTTGTTCTTCGGTAGGAATATCATATAGTCTTCCATTCCATTGTCTACCACGTGCTTCAAGAACATCTTCCACCGTATGTGAAACGTGTGTTGAGATGGTACGAATCCCTTTGTCTCTATGATGAACTTGTGTTTGTGACTGACGAAGTCTGGCTTGTAGGTTACTGGAAGTACCTTCTTGCCAGTAGCATTGATCATCTCTGGCTTACCTTTGGTTGACTTGTAATACACCCCAGAAAAAGTAAACGCAGGAGACAGCTCTATTACTTCAGACTCGTACTTAAAGTCGATCCCTTCCCGAGTTAGGGCGTCAAAACAATAAGCTTCAAGACCAGATTTTAAAGCCTGTCCCCCACGTTTTATTTTTTTAGCAGGAACCTTGCGTGTTTTATTTCTTTTCACGCTTACCAAAATACAAGATTTTACAATAGACTAGTCTGTTGTTTTTTCAACAATCCGTCTATACTTGGAAACAACATAGGCTCCATACCTATGAGTCTGAATCCACTCTCTTGTTGGTTCATCTCAAAGAGAAGTGGCAAACTCATTGGCGTTGGCTTACCTCCAGTCTCCTTATTCCTAACCTTGCGCACGTGGAACTCAGTAGTCATTCTTATGTTGTGTTCTGGATGTTGGATCTTTCTGTGGAATGTCAAGAAGCAGTCGCTCCTATTCACCCACTTGCCACCGTGTTCTGTGTCTTCTGCATACGGAGCTTCTGGGTATCCATCAGAATCCTTTCTACGTTGAGAGTCTGTAAAGCTGTGAGCGTTCACCCACACTGCTATGTCAAGACGAGTCGTTGCAGTTAGGAATTGAGATGCTGCTTCGTAGTGATACTCGTGAGTACCTACGCCACGAGAGGAAGACAGATCAACAGTCAGTGAGTTGTATGGATCGATTAGCAGTCCGTCTATAGGTCTATTACGCATGATCTTCTCTGTGAAGATTAGCAGGTCGTAGTAGCTATAGATAGTTCTGTTGTCGATAACAACAAAGTGTTCTTCAACCCACTTCCATCCGAACTTAAGTTCTGTGTGTGACAGGTTCTTTACTGGCCTATTAAACGCATACTGAATGAGTCGCATCTTTATAGCTGCTGTCTTATTCTCAGCAGAGTATATCACCCACTTCCATCCGTGATTAACAGATGCAGCAACCATAAGCCACAAAGCTAGTGTAGTCTTGCCGATGTTG